TTGTTTTAGCTTTTGGGCTTAATGGGTCGATTCCCGTCTTTTCGTCAAACGCTACAAACGTTTTTCTTCTCCAAACGTGACCGCAATCACCACCGCCCTTATATAACCAAATTGAATAAAGGTCTATTCCTTCAGGCCCCCAACCTTCATTAACTACTTGATTACTCATTCTAATAATATCTTCTTTCCTATAAAGTTTATTTGCTCCAATCATTTTTTTACAAAACTCACGGCTATTTTCTTTTATTTGCCCATCGTAAGAATATCGAGTAATAAATTTAATTCCGTCTACTACTTCATCTTGTTCACTTTTTGCTCGTGGATTTGCTGTTCCTGTTGAAACTAAATTTACTATTTTGCTTAATAAACTTTTTTTAGGTTTGTTTAAAGTTTCTATTTCTTTGTCCGCTTCTTCTTCTGCGTCATAATCAACTACATAATCGTCAATTAAAACCCAGTTTTCTTGTGCATCTTCGCCTAAATCAATTAACGCTTGAGCTATTACGGAATCTTTACTTAACATCGTTCCCGTTTCTTCTGCTACTTGTTCTTCGTTTTGTGCGTTTTCTACGTCCGTAAACTCTAAAGGTTGTAACGTTCTAAAAGCCAATTTAAGCGATATTCCGTTAAAAGCTAATATTCTATCCAAAGAAGCTATTAAAAGGTCTTGAAACGGCTTAATAACCATATTGTCGAATAATATAGCAGAGTTTTTTAACTCGTCAGCATTCGAACTGAAACCAGTTGATGTTGCAATCCCAAATAAAAGCGGAGAAGTTACGTTATGACCTAACATAATTTTGCGTAAACATTCTTCACTTAAGTAAGTGTAATGTTCGGGCGCATCGTTTAATGGTATATCTTCAACCGTAGTTTTGTTTTCGGGGTTATCGTTAAAACTTACTATTACTTTTCGTCCTTTAGAACCTGTCAATTTTCCTAAAACTTGTTGGCTAATTTCGTCCTGCATTTCGGGGGTCGGAACCCCATTAGAAAAGTTTACGATTTTAGTTCCCGAAAAAGAATTTTGCACCTCATTAATCAAATAATTTGACACTTCTTCTTCTAATAACGCATAGCTTAAAGCCCCTTGATAGTCAACATAACTAAAATACTTCATTCCTAACGAATAAGGCTTAATGTAAAGTATTTCTATCTCATCTTTTGAAAAGCCAAAAGCGCTAATTCGTTTAGGTGGAAACTTTTTTGTATCTTCCCAATTATCAGAATAATAATAGGCTTCTATTTCTCCGTCTTTATTGCACTTTTCAGGTGCTAATAACTGAACTGGAATGTGGTAAGCCTTTAGAATTTTTTTATGCGATTTGTCGTAATGAACTTGTATAGCGCATTGTCCTAAAGCCTTTAATTCAAAACATAACTTTCGTAAGCAATCTTGATTAAATAAAGCCATCATTTGAGCGTACTCGTTTGGCTTTCTATTAGCATCTAAGGCAAATAACCCACGTCCGTAAATTAAACGGCTTATATTGTTTATAATTGCGTTATTGGTTGTTGAATTTTTGTATCTATCTATCAAAAAAGTAAAATAAGAATTTGCATCACCATAAGTAACCCAATCTTCCCTCTTTGATTCTACTACTTGAGGCGGTTCGTATTTTGCTAAATTTATAACGTGAAAATTATTCATAAACTATAAAAGTATTTGTTGTCGAATTACTTACATACTGTCCGTTGTTAACTGAGAAACTTACAATAGGTTGGTCGGTGCAAAAAGCCTTACCCCTATAAATTAAATCTCCGTTGTTAAATAATTCAACATTATAAAAGCGATTTTCTATTAATGCACACTCAACGTTTAAAATTTGGTAGTAATCTTTATCCACTACGCTATCGATGTTTATTGTAACTGGGTCGTTTGTGCTATCGTCCGTAAAAATCAAAGTGTCAAACGTTGTCGAACGTGGCACGATAACCAATGGCTGAGGGCTTAAAGTTGTTGTTAATACGTTCATATAATATAAACGTTTGTTTCGTGTTCTTGTTTCTAAAAACGAAAAACCCCACCAATTTAGGCAGGGTTAATCTATGCTTGGAGAAAAGAAATTTCTAAGAATCTACAATTGTTGCTCCGTTCAAAATAGTTGAAGCCAAGTCGCTTTCACTATTTGTGTTTAAGAAGTTAGCAGGCAAATTTTCCATTCCTGTAAATGTCAAATTATAACCATTAAAATCTCCCATTGCAGTTCCTGAAGATACGGTTCCAGCAGTTACGTCACAACCTCTTTGCAAACCTGCTATAAAAAATTGATTACCTTTTGTTCTTACAATAATGTGAGGACGACCGTAAGATAACAATTTAACAGTTTTGTGTGTTATAGCGTCTTGCTTCTTTAATTGAACGGTTAAAACTTGCTCAAAAAATGTAGTTCCATTATCTCTTGAAGTTTGGATAGTTTGCTCAAAAGAGTTAGCACCCTTCAATTCATATTTATAAATAGTAGTAACGTTAGCAATATCTGAAATTGTATCTTCATATCCTGCCGCTACTGAATAAAGAACGTCTCCACCCAAAGTTGTAGCGTCAGGGTTGAAGTCTCCGTAGTTAATAAAATAGATAGCGTCAAGTCCACTTACTGAGTCTTTACACGCTTCTAATCTTCCATTTGCTATATCACAGCTCATATTTTTATTTTTTTAGTGTTAAACAAAAAAGGGAAGGCATTTGACCTCCCCTCGTATTAATTTATAGTTAGATTAGATTCCGTAAGTAACAACGTCAGAAGCGAAACCATATTTAGCATCTGCAGTAAATCGCATAACTACTCTTACGTTTTGAGAACCGTCAAGGTCACCCATATCCAAAACTCTTACTTCGTTCATATCATTCATTAATCCTGTAGCAAAATATAAGTTAGATGTTTGAGCAAGCAAAGCAGTGTTAGAAGCAAGTCCGTTAGCTAAGAAAATACGAACTCCGTCAAAGTAAAGGTCGTTCAAAGTTTGGTTAGTTCCTTTGTTATCGTAACCATTAGCACCTACACCATTAGCAGCAAAACCACCCAAAGCACGAACATACGCTCTATATATGTTTGAAGAAACATAAAGAGTTAAATCTTCTTTTCCGTACAATGCAGCAGGAAGAGCGTCAATCATTGAACCTAATTGAGCAATAACGTTAGTAGCGTCTACAGTTGTACCTGCGATTTTTTGACCTGCAGGCAAAGCTGCGTCTACGTCTAATTGTGTCATAATACCTGCAAATTGTCCTGCAGTTGCATTAACACCTTGCCAAATAGAAGTTTCCATTCCTGCGGCAACTTTCTCAGCAGCGTGAGCAATTAAGAAATCAGCAAATGATTTAGGCAATACGTCGAATGCAGAGTAACCCATTTGGATAGCATCCCAATCTGAACGGAAGTCAGTTTTACAAAGTTGTAAGTTAACTTGGAATGTTTCAGGTTGAAGAATTTTCTCAGTAAGTGTAACTGTTGAAGTTGGGTCAAAGTCACAAGTTCCGTTTTTGATAATATCGTCAGTAGCTACTCGTTTGATAACTTGCTTATACTTTACGTTAGGCATAATAGTAATTCCGCCTTTTTCTAAAGTTGGAGCAGACAATAAAGCTGCAGCGATATACTTACCTGCGAACTCGCCAGCGTAAGTAGTTGAAATTGATTGTGTTGTACTCATTTTATTTTAATTTTTTAATTTATTATACTACAGTTAATGTAATTGCTCCAGCTGATGTTCCAAGACCGAAAACATACCAGTTAGAACCATCACAATTTAATTCTACGAAATCTCCGATTGTGTCAGCAGAAGCCGAAAAAGTAATTGTGTTTTCATCTGCACCCGGTACGTTAACGCTGTTTACGATAACACCACCTTGAATTTTGTTTGAAGCCGCTTTAATAGTCCAAGCAGTTGTTGCAAATAATGCACCTACGATGAACTTATAAGAATGACCCGTTGCATCAGCAACCGCAGGTAGTGTAACTTGCGCTCCTGCAGCAGCGTTAAGAATAAATACTTTACCGCTATCTTCAGCAGTTAAAGTTGTTGCACCTGTCAATGTTTCAACTACGCCAACTTGACGCAAAACATCGTTAGACACGCTTGTAAATGTTGTACTCATTTTTTTTTGTTTTTAAATTATTACTTGTTTAGTTTATTTAATACGCTATCCATAATTGAATGAGGTCTTTTAGAAGCAAGTTTTACTCTTTCAACTGGGTTCTTGTTTTCGGGATTGAATGAAATAGGCTTCGGCTCTTCGCTTAATTCTACTTGCGTGTTTTTCAATGCGCTTAATTCAGCTTTCAAAGTTTCGTTTTCAGTTTTTAATGCTTCGATTTCAGAGAAGAAAGTTTCCTTAACTACGCTTTCAATAGTTTTCTTTGGTGCTGCAGTTTCTTTTTCCGCTTCTACTTCAATTTCAGTTTCTGTTTCAGGTTCTTCAACTTCTACTTCTTCTTCCATTTTCTCTTTCACTTCTTTAACGATACCTTCGTTTTCGATAACTAAAATGCGTCCATCTTCCATTTCATACTCTCCAACTGGCAAAGGTATTTTTTGCTCATCTTCGGTAACTACAAAAACTTCCATTTCGGGTTCGAATGACTCAGCTTCGATAACTGTTACTCCGTCCGCTAATTTCATTTGTTCTAACTTTACTTCCATTCCTAAAAGTGTTCGAACTTTGTTTAAGATTTGATTTGTA